CATGGAACCCCGAGAGTTATCTCTTTTATCCATGGCACTATGTTCTATTGCATAGTCAACAACTTATTTAAGTTAGAACCACCTACTCGTTATCTTGTCTAAGACAGGATATAGGTGGGTGCTAGTAAGTAGAAGGATAGAGCAAAGACATGTTAAACCGTACTATCTAGTTCGGATTTTCTTGTTTAGCACTGTACTTCCGTGTCTTCGACACCCCAATGGTAGGAGACCCTTTCCTTTCAGGATTAGGTACCCTTTCATCGGTTTCGATGTTACTTTACTAGAATTCGTTGGACCACCTTTGGTAAATGGTCCAGAGCGTCTTCATCGCGTTTCACTCGTTCTTTTTTCGGTGAGTATAGCTTTACAAGACCTTCGTAGCATGGGTGTGACCATTGTCACACACATGTAACTAAGGAACATTAAGAGCACACCGAATAGACATGATTCGCTTAAGAAACCATGTGTATTCCAGTAATTACAAATCCGTAAGGACTTATAATACCATGCAGCTCTTAAGTACCAACTTCCAGAAGTTTAACGAATAACTTCTAGCTACAATAAGCACTGAGGGCGAATGCAAATAGAGATAGAAAATAGATCAGAGTTGTTATCTCTTTATCTAGGAAGAAAATCTTATTCTCGTCTTATAAAGATTTCTACTTTCGGTAGTGTGTTAAATGGAACTTGGAAAACTTCCAAGGAACTTGGAAACTTCCAATGTACCATAAACCACTACCCGGACCAAAATATAGCCAGCTTGTATGGCAAAGAATGTACACCAACATGAGTAATCACAACGCTACCTATTAATAGTGGAGCTATCGCATTTATAGATGCGGTCATGGCTCACTTTGTTGACCCGTAGGCCAGACTATTTATAGGGGAGTTGGGATTACTCGATGTCGATATACATTCTTGCCATCGTTTTACAGAACTCCAATTTGGGAGTCCTCGTAAAACGACTTTTAAGAGGGATATATAATCCGTAAGACAGTAAAGAACTCTTTATTCGAGAATACCACCATTAAAACCTTCTATCGGATTAACTTAAACTTTTTTTATTCAAGTCAACCTCTATAAGTTTTGAGACCTTCTTATCAGCGATTGCCACATCGTCACCCAACACACCATTTACACACCATTCTTTGGTATCGTTTTACAGTACTCCTATTTGGGAGTCCCAGTTTTTAACGATTATCGGCTTAACCGGCCGACAACGGGGAACGGTGTTTTAAACGGTGTTTTAGGATCTACTTTGTGCCGGTTCATTGCTATGCGGACTAAACTTGATTTGTTAAGTCAACATCACAAATCTGCCGATCAAGAACAAGTTTCCACAACATACCAGGGTAACCCAGAATATTAAGGAGTTGTGTTTGAACATCTACTGATAAGGAATCTGTCGCAGCTGTTAGTGCAACAAGTATGGTAAAACACACAAATTGAGTTTTCAACCGATTAGATCTAGTTCGAGCCCTAATGTCGCTTCAGATAAGTTATGGACCACTCTTAATTTAGAGTCTTCTTAACGCTTCCATGGGCGCCTCGATGGACTCTCAACTAACCTTTCGGTAGATTGGAGAATGCTATAAAAGCATTATCGAATCTCGAATCAAGTTAAGTTTTTT